TGCGACAGGAGCACAAGGACCACAAGGAGAGCAAGGAATTCAAGGACCCCAAGGAGAAACTGGTGCAACTGGTGCAACTGGTGCTCAAGGTCCTCAAGGTATTCAAGGAATTCAGGGGCCACAAGGAGATCCTGGTAATAATGGTTTAGATGGAGATAGATATCACACAACATCTACAACATCAATTACTCTTGGTAATTATGCCAACTTAACACTTTACACAGTAGATTTAGGTTTAGATTATTCAATTGAACAAACAATTCTTATTGCACATGCTGATGATTTACATATGCATGGACAAGTTATTTCTTACAATCCTGCAACAGGTGAATTGCATGTACATGTAACAAATCACACAGGTTCAGGAACATATGATTCATGGGAAGTAAATCTTGATGGTGCTGTTGGTATTCAAGGACCTGCAGGACCGCAAGGTGAACCTGGACCAACTGGACCTCAAGGACCTGAAGGACCACAAGGCATTCAAGGCGTTCAAGGTGAACAAGGTGAACAAGGAATTCAAGGAGAGCAGGGAATTCAAGGTCCGCAAGGAATTCAGGGAGAAACAGGAGCCACTGGACCGCAAGGACCTCAAGGAGAAGTTGGACCTCAAGGACCGCAGGGAATTCAAGGTATTCAGGGTGAAACTGGACCTGCAGGCTCAGATGCATCAGTAATAGTAGAAACAAGCAATATTAAATTCAACAATGTTGGTGCAATGGATTCAATTGCAGCAGGTGCTACAAATAATATTGCTCTTGGTTTTAATGCTCTTGATGCTTTAACTACTGGTGATAACAATATTGCTATTGGTACAGATGCTTTAAAGGCAACCACTGCTTCAAATAACACAGCAGTTGGATATCAGGCTTTGACTGCAGATACTACTGGAAATGCAAATACTGCAATGGGTTATATTGCTTTGAATTCTGATAGAACTGGAAATCAAAATATTGGAATTGGTTTTGGTGCAGGTGCTGCAATTACTGCAGGTACTGGAAACACAATAGTTGGAGTTGGTGCAGGACAACTTAATGGTTCTACTGTTACAGGAATAGGCTCAATTACAGGTGGTAGTGGATATCAGGACGGTACATATAACGATGTTATGTTGATGTACCAAGGAACACAAACATTTTATCAATTTCCAATGGCACAGATTGTTGTGTCAGGTGGAGCAGTAACAAATGTAACAATTACAGATGGTGGTACTGGATTATTTGTTGGTGCAGTATTAGAAATTAGTGTAGATGATGCTCCGCCAGAGTTACAAGGTGGTTCAGGGTTTAATGTTCCTGTAACATCTGTAGCAACACCACTATCAAATACATTTATTGGAAGAGCAGCAGGTCAGTTTAATTACAACGGTGGCAAAAATACATTTCTTGGTTATTATGCAGGAAGAAATAGCAGTGGTTCAGGAAATGTAATTATTGGTCATACTGCTGGACAATTTAATAATGCTGATAATAAACTAATTATTAATAATAATAATGGAACTCCACTTATTGAAGGTGATTTTGACCCTAATGGTGGCAGCAACGGTACTGTTAAAGTAAACGGAACATTTATTCTTACAGCAGCAGGACCTGCAAACTCTAATGATCCTGGTAATGCTGGTCAATTAGCCTTTGACTCAAATTATTTCTATGTATGCGTAGCACCAAATACATGGAAGCGAGTTGCACTAAGTTCTTGGTAGTGGTATACTGGTAATACCCTGCCACTTCAGGGTCTACCCATATGGGGGTCTGTAGGTTCTTATATCTCTTTCCTACAGGCCCTCTTTTATTGCCCATTTAAAGCCTTCTAAGGCCCTTTAGAGACACTTTCAGGGCTTTGGGGTATAGAGATATAAGAAAACCAAATCTCACCCCTTAAATCGCTTACTTGACAAACCATTTGGAATGTGTTATTCTAATAACCTTGGACAGTTTCGGAGATAGCATCAAGGGTTAAACTCCAAGCGAAGGAAATGTTTAATAAATGTTTCTTGAGTATCTTTACCTATTATTTTTAATAAAATAGTGGGTAAAGGGTTGTACTCAGGAAATGTTCTTTGAATTATTCTTTTGATTATTCCTACTATACACCCGCAGGGTGTGCCCCGCAGGGCAGAAAGAGATAACAATGAATAAACATGAGAGAACAAATCGTGCTGTAAAAACCAAGGAAGGCTTACAGCATCAAGATTTTAATTGGAAACAAATAACAAACAAATATAAAAATACTTGCTGTGTTTGTAATAGGTCAATTAACATTGGTGACATTATTCTATGGCATAAGGAAGAAAAATTAGTTATGCATTTGCCAGAGGTTTGTAAATTCCTTGGTACCCGTAAGAAAATGCCAAAGAGACGCAAAATACAAGATTCTGGAGAGTTTCCAGTAACTGTATCTTATGTGGTTTGACAAACATCCTTGTATCTGATATACTAATAGTAGTCCAGAATGATGGTCAGGGATTTACAGGTTTAATTACCTCAAAATACCTCTAAGTCATTCTGGATTTTCTTATTTGACAACTATTCTATTCTATGATACAATAGTAGTACTGGGTATGAAAAAGGAGATAATTATGACAAAAAAGACACCAGAACAACGCATGCAAGAAGCCTTGGACTATATCAAGGAGAAAGCAGGCATTCAAGATGAAGAATAAAACCTGTGCTAAATGTAATGAATCTAAGCCATTGACAGAGTTTTACAAAACCAAAACCTATACATGGGAAAAAGATGGACATGATTACTATTGTAAGTATTGTCGTATGGGTTCCGCTCTAAAAAGCCACAGAGGCGGGGTACGAAAAAAGAAATGTTCTATTGAAGATTGTGAAAGATTAAACTATGCCAAGACATTTTGCAGGGTACATTATTCAAGAAACCTACGCAATGGAACTACTGACATATTAAATTATCGTAGAGAAGCCTATGGAAATACTACATATGAAAATGTTAGAAAAGGGCATTTAAAGAGAAGATATCAATTAACATTAGAACAATATGAAGAAATGGCTAAGGATGGTTGCCATATTTGTGGTAAAGAAGCATTGCCTTATAAATATCTTCATTTGGATCATGACCACAAATGCTGTTCAACAGAAATATCATGTGGTTTGTGTGTAAGAGGTGTTCTCTGTGATGCTTGTAATACTGCCGTTGGTAAGTATGAAAATGACAAGATGAGAGAAGATTATCCATTCCTTAATGAGATTATTGCCTATGTAGCAAAGCACAATAAGGCTATTTCTGGTAGAATGATATCAAATGACAAGAGGAAGAAGCGGTGATGGGATACCAGAAACACCTCCAGAGAGAGGTAGCCCTACATGGTATCTCAAACAGCATAAAACAACTAAGAGACCTGTACCGTGTGAGCGGTGCGGTCAAAATGCTTACTATGATCACAAAGATTTCGGTATGTTGTGTGCTCCTCACCTTCTTGACTTGGTTAATATAGGAGGCAGTGCATTCTCATGGAACGATTACCCAGAGATGTGGGAGAGGACGGAAAGGCTATTAGCCAGACCCAAACCGTCTATTGGTGTGAACAACACGGAACAGCAATTGTAAATAGAACCTGCCAAGACCAAATCCAAATTGGATGGGTCACAGACGCAGGAGACTATATAGCCAAGGGTATACCTAATGGGTAATTACAGTAGTGCTGAGTATAAGCGTAATAGAAAGATAGTCCTTGAGGCTGGTCAATATACCTGTCATTACTGTAAGGGTCCTGCTAACGAGGCAGATCATATAATACCTGTAAGTCTGGGCGGTACACATGAAGTATCCAATTTATTACCAGCATGTAAGAAGTGCAATGGTACAAGAAGGAATGAGATGTTCAAGAGACTACCCTATTGGAATAGGAAATATTAGGCGGTAAAGAGAATGGACCTCAATATACTTATAGGAACAATCATAGCCATATGGATAGTATGGAGATACTTATGACTACAAGGATAGATGGTTTGGATACAAGGCTATCTGGTTTGGTATACAAAGATACAAGACTAAATGGTTTGGTTATAGATAAATCTGGCACATCTCAAACCATATGTCAAATAAATAATAAATATCAAACCTTAATATCTCCAAACCATGTATATGGGCTATATGGATATATAGGATATAGAGGTTTGTTATCTAAATACCGCCCCACCCCAGGGGTCTCACATACTGAGACGCTTACTGTCTCACATAATGGGCAGGGGGGTATAAGACGAGGGTATATAGAAGATACCAAACCATATCTATTGGTATATACAAACCATAGTATTGGGCATATGAGGTTATATGGTTTGATGGTTTGAAGAAAATAATGGTTTGGGGTTTTTTTTATTATGGTTTGGGAACCCCGTAACAGTATCAACCAAACCATATAATATAAAACAGTGAAATAGGAGAAATATATGAGAACAGGCAGTAAACCAGGACCACGAGATATAGTCCTAACCAGTAATAAACAAAATGAACCATTAAATCTAAATGATTCATTAGAAACATCAGTCAGAAACAGCCTATCAAAAGCCACATGGCTTGAAGAGGCTGATCAAGGAGCAGCAGTCCAAGCGGTATTATTAGCAAAGACTATGGATGAATTTCCACAGCATAGACATAAGATAGCACCAGTACTAATTGCGTTACTAAGTAATCTTGGTTGTCTAAATAATAGAAAGCAGGCTGAACTATCTCCTGCAGATATGTTGGCTGCCATTGCTAATGGATAATTGGTTACCGTCGCACTACACCTTACCCCTGTCAGACAACTTTCCTACTGATGGGGATAAGATTATTAATATTAGTCAGGCTTTATGGCGTTTGCCTGAAAAGAATGACGAGTTATTAGTATTAACAGACTGGCAGAAATGGCTATTAAGAAGTATCTTAGAGAGATATCCAGATGACCATCCAGACCCCTCTAAGGCTGGTAGGCTGCGTTATAAACAAGTCGTAATAAGTATGCCCAGAAAGAACGGAAAGAGCCTTATAGGGGCATTACTGGCCTTATATGGCATGCTTCTGCATGAGCCTGCTCCTGAAGTAATATCCGTTGCAGCCTCCGCAGACCAGGCAAAAATTGTCTATCGCAGGCTAAAACACCAGGTAGATTCAAGTGAATTATTAGGACATTTCTTTGCAAGGTCTACAGAACATAGAGGACTTTGGACGAAAGACGAACAAGGAATGTATAAAGTTATTGCATCAGTTGCAGCAACAGCACAAGGTCTACATCCATCCCTGGTCATATTTGATGAGTTGCATGTTGCCAAGTCTGATGTATGGACTGCTATGGCATTAGGTAGTGCAACAAGACCTGATGGCATAGTCATTGGTATTACTACAGCAGGTGATGACACATCTGAACTACTCAAAAACCTTTATGAAAACGGATCCAAGGCTATGGATGGCAATGAGGATATGGAAAGGTTTGGATTCTTCTGTTGGGAAGCACCAAAGGGATGTTCTCTCAATGATGAAGAAGCCGTTCGTATGGCAAACCCTCAATTAGCGTC